GTCCGCTTCATAGACTGCTGATGAGCATCTCGGCGAGCGGAGCGCAAGATGCCGAAGATGCGCTGGTGCAGGGAATGCTTCTCGGTAAAAATCCGCGTGAGATAGCCCCTGAGATGCGCAAGGTGTTGGGAACGACATTAAGCCGGGCGCTGAGGATTGCGCGCACAGAGACATTGCGCGCTCACCGTGAGGCAACGCGAGCAAGCTACCAGGCGAACAGTGACATTGTGAAGGGCTGGGTATGGCACAGCGCAGCAGACGAACGCACCTGCGCGGCCTGCTGGGCCATGCACGGTACGCACCACAAAAACACTGAAATCCTTGACGACCATCCGAACGGACGCTGTGCCATGGTCCCGGAGACGTATTCATGGGCGGAAATTGGCGCCCGCTTCGGCCTTGACTTGTCTGACATTCCAGATACCAATCCGCACATCGAGTCAGGAATATCGCTATTCGAGCGGCTATCACCTGATGAGCAACGTGCGATTTTGGGGTCAGCAAAGTATGACGCATGGAATAATGGCGAGTTCGACCTGGCTGATATTGTAGGCCGTGCGTATTCGCGGGAGTGGGGAACGCACCGCTACGAAAAGAGCCTGAAAGAGCTTCTTGAAAAAGATTGAAAAGATTGAAACGAGAGTAAGATTATGCTATAATGATTTTAGAACATTTTTTCTATCAAAATGGAGTAGGACATGGACGAAAATACGACCCAGGTGGTCACCGATGGCGCAGCCAAGACGGCTGCACAACAAGCCGACACCCAGGCGGTGGAGGAGCAGGAGCGTTTCGACGCTGACTATGTGCGCAAACTACGTGCTGAAGCGGCTGAGTATCGCAGGCGTCTGCGAGAGTTTGAAAACAGGGTCAAGGCTGAAGAGGAAGCCAAAATGACCGAGCAGGAAAAACTCCAGAAACGGCTTGCGGAACTGGAGCGCGAGAAAACCGAGTACAAGCAGCTTCTCCAGGCGAGAACGCTGGAGTACGAAGTCAAATTGCAGGCGTCCAGGTTGGGTGTGGTTGACCCAGATGCGGCTTACCGTCTGCTCGACCTAAAGCGAATTGAGTTTGACGATGACGGCAAACCGACCAACCTTGAGAAGGCGCTCAAGGAACTTGTAGCACAGAAGCCTTATCTTGTGGCTTCAGGCGGTATGCCATCTCCGACCAACCCGGCACAAGGGCGCATTTCCGGCCAGCAAGTCTTCACACGTTCGCAGTTGCGCGACCAGAAATTCTTTGCCACCAACCGTGATGCCATCATGCAGGCAATGCGGGAGGGGCGCATTCTTGAAGACTGATGAGGTGAAAAATGGCTAACATCACTACTACGACTGCAAGCGCGTTCATTCCCGAAATTTGGGCGCAGCGCGCGCTTGAAGTTTTGCGCGCCAACATTGTACTGGCGCGGCTTGTGACGAAAGATACCGACGTGGCAACGTTCCAGTTTGGTGACGTGCTTCACATTCCTTACCCCGGCACGTTTACCGCCAACGACAAGGCGGCCAACACTGCTGTAACCTTGCAGACGCCGTCCGGCGGCGCGGACATCTCTGTCACGCTGAACAAGCACAAAGAGGTGTCTTTCCTGCTTGAAGACGTTGTCCGTGCGCAGGCGAATCAAGACCTGATGGACCGCTATATCAGCGCGGCTGTACCACCGATTGCGCAGGCGATTGAGACCGACCTTTTCGCTCTTTACGCTGGCCTTTCTACGACTGTTGGCACGAGTGGCACAAACATCAGTGCTGCAACCGTTCTCGCGGCGCGTAAGGCACTGAATGACAACCGGGTCCCGCTTGCCCCGCGTCACCTGGTGGTTTCGCCAAAAGACGAAATCGCCTTACTCAGCGACAGCAACTTGGCGACCTACTTTGCCAATGCGCGCTCCGAGGCAATCGAGCAAGGTGCAATCGGTCCGTTATATGGGTTCACAGTTTGGATGAGCCAGTTAGTGCCGGTTGTGAGCGGTACTCCAAACTCAACGAAGAACTTGGCGTTTGCCCCCGACTTCGCCATCCTTGCCATGCGGGCGCTTCCCGAACCGCCCGCTGGTTCGGGCGCTCGCTCGGCTGCTGTGCGCGACCCGGAAAGCGGACTGGTTATCCGCGTGACTTCTGCCTATAACCCGACATTTCTGGGGGTCCAGGTTACC